CTGGATAATTTAATTCAGAATGCAGAAGATCGTATCTTACGGCTTGTTGATCTAGATTATTTTAGAAAAAATGTTACGGCGAACTTCACTTCAGGTAATAAATACCTGAACGTACCCTCTGATTACTTGGCTTCCTTTTCTCTGGCTTTGACAAACGCCAGCGGCGGGTCAGAGTTTCTCTTGATGAAAGACGTTAATTTCCTACAGTCCTATACGCCTGATCCAACTGTGACAGGTACACCAAAATATTACGGTCTGTACGATATAGACAACTTTATTGTAGCGCCTACCCCTGATAGTAACTATGCGGTAGAGCTTCACTATTTCTATCGCCCCGCCTCTATTACAGGTTCTGCGGGGACGTCTTGGTTGGGAGAAAATGCACCCGATTGCTTGTTGTACGGATGTTTGGTAGAAGCATATACCTTTATGAAAGGCGAGCAGGACTTGCTTCAGCTATATGAGCGTAGATTTGTAGAGTCTATTGGCAGGCTGAAGAACTACGGAGAGGGCGTAGAAAACACCGACGCATATAGAGAAGGATTGGTCAGAGTTAGAAAAACTTAAACTTATGTAAGGGGCAAACATGTTACAGAAAAGTTTAAAAGGCAAGAAGGTTGCCATTGTTGGTCTGGGCGGCAGTTTCTCAGACTATGTTTTAGCACGAATAAATTCCACCCACTTTGATGAGGTTTGGGGCATCAATAGCATTGGTGCCGTGTTCCACGTGGACCGAACCTTTATGATGGACCCCGCTTCACGGTTCTTGGATGACATTAAAGCAGGCAAGCAAACGGGTAACGCTCAGACTTTCTTGTTAGAGACGCCTAATAAAGGCCCTATCTATTCCTGTTGTTTGGATGATCGCGTTCCAGAAATCGTAGAATATCCTTTAGAGGCGGTTATAAAGGACATTACGTTCAGCTATTTCAATAATACCGTAGCGTACGCAATAGCGTACGCCATACACAAAAAGGTCAGCACTATTTGCGTGTACGGAATAGACTTTAGCTACAGGAAAAACCTTCACTTTGCAGAAGCGGGTCGCGCCTGCGTAGAGTTTTGGTGTGCAATAGGTCTTGCTAGAGGAATTAAAATAGAGGTGGCCCCTAACTCAGGGTTACTGGACATGAACGTGCCTGAAGATGAAAAGCTGTATGGCTATCATCGTCTTGATGACCCTCTAGTTCAAAGAGTAGAAGACGGCAATCTCATAATTGGAAAGAAAAGTGAGTTAGGTGAAGCTACCAAAGAGGAGCTAACAAGCCCGGAAGCTTTAGATGGTAGAGAGCCTGTTTTGATAGGTAAGCATGACATTGAGGGGGTTACATACGAAAGCCCTAAAAAATGATTACCTTAGACTGTTACACATGTAGACCTGAGATATATGAATACGCCCGCCTGAAAAGTGGTGTAGAATCGTACCCAGAATGGTGGAAAAATCTTCCCTACAACGAAAAAGATCCAGACCCAGATAGCAAGAATATGAAAACTTGTTTTGGGTTTACGGAGCTATATAAGAAGAGCTTAGTTTTACCTATGTGGGCGGATTTTAATTTGTCCTTATCTTCACTTCAGGCTGTAGAGGAGGATAGAGCAGTTTTTGCTGACTATGAATCTGAAATAGAGCATCATTCACCTACACAGTTTGAGGGGTTTGTACAAGACAGGCATTTTTTACAATTAAAGCTATCTCCTCCGTGGGTTGTTAAAAGCTCTAAAGATATTTCATTTTTGTATATAAGTGCTTTGTGGAATACTCTTTCCCAACATTCTGATGTATATGCTCCTCCGGGAATATTGAACCTATACAGAGCGCACGGTATAAATTTAAATCTGTTTTTTAGAAGAGATGAAATTCGTAGGAAAGAAATACTCATACGATACGATACGCCGATGGTGCATATCATCCCTAATTCTGAGGAAAGATTTAAAGTAAAACATCATTTAGTTTCGGTAGACGAATACTATTCTATTCAAAGGCTGGGCTCAAAAAAGCTTACTTTTCGCATGTGGGACAGGAAAAAACCTGCTAAACAGTCTAAATGTCCTTTTAATTTCTGGAGGTAAATATGAACGGGGAAACATTTTCTACAGACGGGAATCTTTGTATAGGTAAATTTGAAATACCTAGTATAGATATTGTTCATTTAATAAAGGCCCCCGAAAGTGTTTGTGAGAACATAAATACACATGCAGAAAGCTTGATTTTAAAAAATCAGGAACAATTAGCCGATAACTTAATACGTACCCGACGCACAGGATGGTACATGCACTCAGAGCCAGAAATAAGAGAGGCGGTCGATTGGGTTTATGAGGCTATAGGTAAAGTTGCTTATGAATATAGCTCTCATAAAAACAAGTGTGGATACCCTTCGTATATCATAAATATGGCGGATGCTTGGATAGCTAAGTACAGAGAAGAGAGTATTGTTGCCCCTCATTGTCACGGGGAACATATAAATGGCGTATCTTTTTGTTTGTACGCTGACATCAAGAAGCCTACCTCTTTAACTTTCTATCATAGCGGTGTAGGGGAGAAAATGCAGGTTGTTGTGTCAAAAGGGGATCTTTTGGTATTTCCTTCACACTTAATGCACTTCAGCAGTGACATGCACGAGGGGCGGACCATTTTTGCAGGAAACTGCAACGTGCAATATCACACATACGAGGACGCAGAAGCTTTATGTAAAATATTACAGGAAATGCACGGGGAAGACGCTCCCATAAAAACATTTGGTATAGAGGGTGAAAATGATTAGTTTTCCAACAGAAATAAACGTTACAAGCGTTAATGTTATGACTTCCGATGAAGGAGGTCTTTCTACTGAGCAAGTAGTGAATTTAGCTATGGATAGAATCATCCGTGTTTCTGACACTGCCCCGCCTGCGATAAAGGAACAAGCTGAAGCCTTTCAAAATAATATCCGTCAAGTGCTATATCATTACATTGAATTGGCAAGAAGAGAAGAACGTGGTACAATCGCTAACAGGATGGCGAAAGCCGGACAGGAAGAAATGGCTGACCTTGTAAGGAGAATATAGAAATGGCTATTACTCAAGCAATGTGCACCTCATTTAAGCAACAGCTTCTTACAGGTACACACGACTTCACTACCTCTACAGGTAACACTTTTAAACTTGCTTTGTATGCTATTGCTAGCGGCGGTAAGTCTAGCACAACAGCTACATTAGGCGCGTCTACAACCGCTTTCACCACAACTGGTGAAGTTGCCTCTAGCGGAACATATGCTACAGGCGGTGGTACGCTTACAAATGTGACACCTACAACAGATGGTACAACTGCAATCACCGACTTTGCGGATCTTAGCTTTACAACAGCTACAATCACTGCTCGTGGCGCGTTGATTTACAACTCATCTGCTACAAATGCCGCAGTAGCCGCACTAGATTTTGGTGGTGATAAAACATCAACAGCAGGTACTTTTACAATTCAGTTCCCAACAGCAGACGCTTCTAACGCTATTATTCGTATTGCGTAGAGGAGCCCCTCATGGCTAACGTAACTGGTTGGGGAAGATCAACATGGGGTGACGGAGCATGGGGGCAGGAAGCCCCTGTGGCTGTTACAGGTCTTTCCTCGACCAGTTCTTTGGGCTCTGTTTCAGTTACTGCGTCATGTCTCGTAGTTGAAGACGGTGTTACAAGTCTAATTGCTCATGGACAAGTAAGCACACAGCTACTGCAAGTGGTTACACCTACTTCTGCTACAGGAACAGGACAGACAACTACCCCGAATATTTCTGGGGATGCAAACTTTAGTATTACAGGCGTAGGCGGTACGTTATCTCTGGGAACAGTTGATGCAGTATCAGTAGCGGAAGTAACGGGCGTGAGTTCTACAGGGGGTTTGGGAGCTGTCACCATGACAGGCACCGCTAACATAGCCCCTACAGGTGTTGAAGATACTGGACAGTTGGGGACTCCTAGCATTCTTCTCACGCAGACGATTACCGCGCCTTCTTTCTTGGCTACTGGTGCCTTAAATGCCCCTACAATATTTGGGGATGCCAACTTCAGCATTACAGGGGTGTCAGGAACTAATTCTGTAGGTTCAGTTGTGCCTTTCGCAGGCGCAGATGTAAATGTTACTGGAGAGGAAGCCTCACTAGATAACAATTTAGCAGGCGTAGTGATATTTGCAGGGGCTAAACCCGTGCCTACAGGTGTGTCTGCCACCTCTTCTGTAGGCTCTCCAACGGTTACAGGAACTTGCGTTTTAACTTTAAGTGGGGTATCTTCTACGGGAGATGTTTCAACGCCTGTTTTATGGGGTGAGGTAACAAGTGCTCCCACAGCAACTTGGAATGGAGTAGCGGCGTAATGGCTAGTAACTATACAGACAATACTGGTATTGAAAAACCGGGTACTGGTGATCAGTCGGGTACTTGGGGCACAACAACCAATACAAACTTTGATATTATTGATAGGGCGCTGAATGGTAAAGTTACCATTTCTCTTAGCGGCACTACACACACCTTAGATACCTCTGATGGAACACTTTCAGACGGTATGTATAAGGTTTTGGAATTAGGTGGAAGCCCTTCTGGTACAAACACCATTACAATCACGCCAAATAACGCTCAGAAGCTATATTTTGTATACAATAATTCAGGTCAAAGCGTAATTTTAACTCAAGGCACAGGCGCTACCACAACTACTTTAGAGAATGGTAAGCGCGGGATTGTTTACGCTGATGGAAACAATAACGTAGAGCTATTCCCTGCTAATGACCCTTCAGACCTTGACCCTGCTTTAGTCGCTACCATTACATCTGTGGATGCGGCAGACATGGTTTTTGTTGTGGACACCGATGAT